ATTTCTACGTTCAATGAGTTCAAATGCCGAGTTTGCTTTTTCATCACGTTTGTTCATAGCTCTTACAAGTTTTTGTGACCAGCTCTTACCAGCTTCTCCACCCCATAATGCCCATGCTATACGCCCATTACTTGGATATCCTTTTTCTCCTTGTCGCCATCCCTCTGCACGTTTATCAACTTCATGTCTAGGAAAATATTTAGCTATGTGCCTAGTTTTTTCTGCACCAGCAGTTGTATTGTTAAGAATATATCTAGCACTACCCATACCAACAGAAGTACCACCTCTACCAAATTCTTTACGCCATTCAAGTCCACGTTTAGCTTCTTCTTTAGCACCTTTAGGAATAGTAAAATCTAAATCATCATAAAGACCTTTAGACATAGACTTACTACTTAAAGGATGACCAGCAGGTAACAAATCAGTATCAAACTTACCACCACGATATTTGCCAGTCCTTACAGCGTACAGGAATGCATTAACACGGGCATAAGCCCATTGGTCAGCAGAAGTTACAGATGGTCTTACAGAGGCTGGATTAGTATTGTATGCACCTACGCCACGTTTAAATACAGCAATAAGCATACGGAGATTGACACGCTTACCAGCAGAATCGCCGTGCTTCTCATTGTGTTCCTCAACTTTTTTTTCAAGAGCTGTACGTACCGTTTGACTAACTTGTTTCTGTTCCATCAATCAACTCATCATATTCTTCGTGAGTATCACATGGCATATAGATTGTATTTCCGTCATCATCCATAGTGTGATAACCTACACAACCAATTTCAGAAGCACGTTTTTCAGCTTCTTCTTGTGTTGTAAACTTATCTCCACTCAATGCAATTTTGCTACCATCTCCAAATCTTTCGACTTGTGACAATCTAGCTTCGGCAAGTTCACGTGTTGGGTAGCAACCCATATTACGCCCTGACACTTCTGCGATTACGCAGTATTCTCCATCTATTTCTGTAACAACTTTATATTCATGAAACTTTTGTTCTTCATCATCAAGGGTTTCAACCTGTGCTTGTTCTTCAACTACTGGCTTATCAATTGATTCAGTTGGAGTTTCAGACGCTGTATAGTCATCCATAGAGTTAGCTGGTGTTAGAATTTTATTAGCATCAAGTAAATACACTTCTTGAGATTCATCAACAGGTAAACCAACTTGTTCACGAGCTTCTTTAATAGTTATCCAGCCACCTTGTACACCAACATTCATGCGAGTATATAAAGCATCTTGGTCAGTTTGTAATGCACGTACATCAGAGAAATCATATTCAGCAGAAGTACCATCAGATATATCATAATCACGAAGTAAGACTTGTTGTGTTAGTTCTTCTCCAACTTGCTTCCATAAAGGAATAAGTTTGCTCTCAGTAAAAAACTCTCTAAGCTCACTAGCGTTAGAATAAGTAGCCCTATCCAAACCAGCTCCTAGACCTGCTAAGATTGCTGGAACTCCAAGTACTGCTGAAATTCTTTCCTCTGGCACCCTACGAAGCGTACCAATGTCTAATTCAGTAGGGCTAAAAGCCATTTTTTTAACATCCATTGAGCCACTAAGTACTAAAGGCATACCCCTATTCTTTCCACCTACTTTTTGTTTAAATGCACGTTGCACTTGTTCGGCTTCAGTTTCAGTTAAACCAAAATCTTGTTTCGGAGAGATTACTACATTAGGAACACCACTATTGCTTAGAAGTGCAGTAGCCATTTGCCCAGCAGATTCATCCCCGTATATTTCTCTAAGAACAGAACGAAGTGGAGCAAAGCCCTGTCTGTGATTAGTTTGGTCAAGCCCTAGACGTATATGTACCATATCTTGTGGCATAATCATTACATTCTTGTTATTTGTGTCATATTCATAATGTGTAATAAGTTCATCATCATTACCTTTAGGAGTAACATTTTCAGGCATGAGAGGATAAAGAGCTACAAGTTGACCAGCATTATTTTTTTGTTTGATTAGGTATGCATCTCCAGATACGTGCATAGCATTAATAATATATTGTTGAACTATATCTCCACTCATGTAAGGATTGGGACGCCTCATTAACATAGTGAACGGATGACTGATTAATTCTTGTTGTAAGCCGTCTTTATCATATTCTTTGACCATCAATGTAGCTTCAGAGAATGACATTCCTAGAGTTTGTAGACAAGCAACTACTGCCGAGTTAGAAGCACCATTACCCATAGTACTGACATCAAAACCACCAGCTTTAGTATTCCAGCCCTGTATGAAGTTATTATTGTTATACAAGGAATCTTGGTCACGAAAAAAGTTAATTCTTTTTTGTTCGTCAACAGACTTCGCTCTACCGAATATTATGTCACTTAAATTTCTACGTTCTGCCACGTTCTCTCCTCTATGGCTAAGAGTGGATTAATGAACACACCCAAAGGAAAAACCCACCCAAAGCCAACCTATTGTGTTCTATCAATATGCTCTAAACTCTCTTTTTCTTGCTACTTGCAATATCGCATACGCCAAGCTGTCAACTTGGTCGTCATGTTCTCCTGCTGGAAATTGTAGTAGCTCTTTTTCTAAATCCAAATACCAATCAGCATATTTAGGAAAATAGACCTGTCCAGCTTCCATCTTAGCAGATAAAGGCAACGCTCTGCTGGTTTTATCTTTATCGGCACGAAGTTCACGTATAGGTAGATTTGTTTGTTGCCTAGCTATCTGTACAAATGCAAGTTGGTAACCAGCTCTTTCTACACCAATAACTTCTGGTTGCCATTTATCATAAACATCTTGCAACAGCTTCAACACTTGTGGAGCTTCAAGCCTAGCCCTAACAACTTCAAGTACATAGATATCTTGTTGTGGAGATATAGCGATAGTTGTTGCAACTGTGTAGTCAGCAGATTCTTTGGTAGAAGTTGCCAAGTCAACAGTAGTAATTCGTCTTAAATCTTCTGTATTATGCTCTACATCAGCCGTTGTGATAGTAGTAATAGTTTTCTCATAGCCGTTCTCATCATAAACTTGCTTACTTCCATCTTGGTAATACCTAAACCATTCAGGATGAAATATACCACCCTTTGCCTCAACGAACTCAGCTAGGTATTCTTGGGAGAATAAGAAGCTACCAATCTCTCGCCTAGCAATTTCAAGCTCATCATCAGGTACATAAGGATTAGTGCTGGTAGGAAGTTGCCATCTTGCCCAATCATCATATTTAACTGCATCATCAAACAATCTAGAAAACCAGTTGTACCCTTTAGGAGATGAGATGAATAAAGCACCACCTCTACGCTCAGTTAGAGTTGGACGTAGGACTTCTTTCCATACATCTTCTTTGATATATGCACACTCATCAAGCACAATATAGTCAAGACCAGCTCCACGTAACCTATCTGGGTTATCAGCAGAACGAACTGTTACTTGTCCACCAGTTGGAGTGTATAAAGTTTTTTCATACTCTTTAACAATACAGCCATAGTCAATACCTAGATTTCTAATTTCTTTCCAACCCTCTAAAGCCATCGCATAAGTTGGAGCAACCCACCATGTTCTTTTGCCTTGCATAGCTTTTGCTATACAGAGCCACACACCAAGTCTTGTCTTTCCCCACCTACGACCAGCTACGAGAACTTTAAAACGTGCCTTACTGGAAGCAACATCAAGCTGACCTGAATGCAGTTCAGGAAGTTTAACCTTGAATGGTTTCAGTCCACCGTTATTATCAGTCGGTAAAGAAGTTTCCATTGTCCTCATCTGGTGTTTCTAACAAATCAAACCATAATTTTAAAACTTCTTGAGGTATGGGTAGCACGTAGAATCCCCCACGAAAAAAATCTTCTTTTTCATCAACTACTTCTTCAAAGACTGTAACAGGAAAACCCCAATCATTTGCTTGAACGATGTCAATGAACTGCTCATTAGTATCATCATAATCTTGTGGGATAACCATTATTCTTCTTCATCTTTTTTATTATCGGACATATCGGACACGACCTCGCCCTCAACAAATTTATTACCATCACTCCAGTAGAGTTCCACATCAAACTGTTTATTGTTGCTCTCTAAGTTTACAGTTTCTTTGCGACCATACTTCTCTGGATATTTTCTTTCGAGCAACCATGCAGAAGCCTGCCAAGTTCCATTGTTAGAAGCGTTCTGTATATTAAACAAGTTACGTACAATAGATTGTGATTCAGATTTGTTTATTTCTTCCCAGCGTTCTGCGTAAGGCTCAATCCCTTGCTCAGCTAGTTCTCTCCATCTGCGAAACTGCCTAGAACTTATACCAGCAAACACACAAGCATCTTCAATGTAAGCACCAACCGATATAGCTTGATTAAGACGTTGCCATACAGATTCATCTAAGAATTTATAACGTAATTTCATCTCTTGTTCCGACATTTTCTTAGCTCCCAAAACTAAAGTTCAAGGTCATTTTTTACCCAAAATTTAGCAAATTTTTTTACTTTTTTTAAAGTTTTTTTTAAGCACCTTATCTGCTCTATTGTAACTAGGGTTTTTTGTAAGGTCATTTATTTATATTATTTAATTATTAATACATAATTCTTAATTATCGATTATAATACTAGTATATGAAAAACACACACACATTTGGAGGTCACTCAGAATAGCCGTAAACTGTTGGTGCCTAACGACCTAGGTAGCAGTCAAAAACCCAGTACGCTTCCCTGTGAAAGCCGACAAACCAGCTCACGCGACCATTTACCCCTGTTTCATGTAGGTGTCTACGAAATTGTGTGAGTACGGTGCTGACATAGTCCACGAATGTTAGTATAAGAAATTTATGAGATAGTCAAGGTAGCCCACGTGGCTGTGTGCTCTTTACACACAACAACCAAATACGATTGACCTCAACGGGTTTGGGACGAGAAAAAAACTAAACAATTATAATTCTGATTTTTGCTAGGGCATCATTTACGGATGGTGCCTTATGGAACAATCAGTTCCACTAAAAAAAGGAAAACAAAATGACAACTTACGGAAATACAATAACACATGAAACTATACAATTCGAGAATACAGACTCTGACAAGATGTTTGGATGCTTCGGTAACTGGTTTCAAACAAAAGACCAAGAAATTAGCGAATACTACACAGACGGAGAAATCAGTTTGGAAGCTATCGCAAGATTCTTAGTCGACAATGCACAAATGCTTTGTCACGAAAGAGTACAACTACCAGTCGGCGAAACTAACGAGTACAGAATTACA